AAAAAGGCGGCTGTTTACAATATCAGATAGTGGCTATGGCTGTTCTGAAGTGGAAGCAACACAGAATCAGGTAACTACAAATGGCGAACATGGCGGCAATGTATGTAGTGGCGGCAGTACGGAGGCTATAGACAACGGGGGCACAGAGGGCAACAACAGCAGTGTAGACGGTACAAGTGACAATAGCAATATAGAAAATGTAAATCCACAATGTACCATAGCACAATTAAAAGACTTGTTAAAAGTAAACAATAAACAAGGAGCTATGTTAGCAGTATTTAAAGACACATATGGGCTATCATTTACAGATTTAGTTAGAAATTTTAAAAGTGATAAAACCACGTGTACAGATTGGGTTACAGCTATATTTGGAGTAAACCCAACAATAGCAGAAGGATTTAAAACACTAATACAGCCATTTATATTATATGCCCATATTCAATGTCTTGACTGTAAATGGGGAGTATTAATATTAGCCCTGTTGCGGTACAAATGTGGTAAAAGTAGACTAACAGTTGCTAAAGGTTTAAGTACGTTGTTACACGTACCTGAAACTTGTATGTTAATTCAACCACCAAAATTGCGAAGTAGTGTTGCAGCACTGTATTGGTATAGAACAGGAATATCAAATATTAGTGAAGTAATGGGAGACACACCTGAGCGGATACAAAGACTTACTATTATACAACATGGAATAGATGATAGCAATTTTGATTTGTCAGAAATGGTACAATGGGCATTTGATAATGAGCTGACAGATGAAAGCGATATGGCATTTGAATATGCCTTATTAGCAGACAGCAACAGCAATGCGGCTGCCTTTTTAAAAAGCAATTGCCAAGCTAAATATTTAAAAGATTGTGCCACAATGTGCAAACATTATAGGCGAGCCCAAAAACGACAAATGAATATGTCACAGTGGATACGATTTAGATGTTCAAAAATAGATGAAGGGGGAGATTGGAGACCAATAGTGCAATTCCTGCGATACCAACAAATAGAGTTTATAACATTTTTAGGAGCCTTAAAATCATTTTTAAAAGGAACTCCCAAAAAAAATTGTTTAGTATTTTGTGGACCAGCAAATACAGAATCGAATTCCCGCGGCCGCCATGGCGGCCGGGAGCATGCGACGTCGGGCCCAATTCGCCCTATAGTGAGTCGTATTACAATTCACTGGCCGTCGTTTTACAACGTCGTGACTGGGAAAACCCTGGCGTTACCCAACTTAATCGCCTTGCAGCACATCCCCCTTTCGCCAGCTGGCGTAATAGCGAAGAGGCCCGCACCGATCGCCCTTCCCAACAGTTGCGCAGCCTGAATGGCGAATGGACGCGCCCTGTAGCGGCGCATTAAGCGCGGCGGGTGTGGTGGTTACGCGCAGCGTGACCGCTACACTTGCCAGCGCCCTAGCGCCCGCTCCTTTCGCTTTCTTCCCTTCCTTTCTCGCCACGTTCGCCGGCTTTCCCCGTCAAGCTCTAAATCGGGGGCTCCCTTTAGGGTTCCGATTTAGTGCTTTACGGCACCTCGACCCCAAAAAACTTGATTAGGGTGATGGTTCACGTAGTGGGCCATCGCCCTGATAGACGGTTTTTCGCCCTTTGACGTTGGAGTCCACGTTCTTTAATAGTGGACTCTTGTTCCAAACTGGAACAACACTCAACCCTATCTCGGTCTATTCTTTTGATTTATAAGGGATTTTGCCGATTTCGGCCTATTGGTTAAAAAATGAGCTGATTTAACAAAAATTTAACGCGAATTTTAACAAAATATTAACGCTTACAATTTGCCATTCGCCATTCAGGCTGCGCAACTGTTGGGAAGGGCGATCGGTGCGGGCCTCTTCGCTATTACGCCAGCCCAAGCTACCATGATAAGTAAGTAATATTAAGGTACGGGAGGTACTTGGAGCGGCCGCAATAAAATATCTTTATTTTCATTACATCTGTGTGTTGGTTTTTTGTGTGAATCGATAGTACTAACATACGCTCTCCATCAAAACAAAACGAAACAAAACAAACTAGCAAAATAGGCTGTCCCCAGTGCAAGTGCAGGTGCCAGAACATTTCTCTATCGATAGGTACCGAGCTCTTACGCGTGCTAGCCCGGGCTCGAGATCTGCGATCTGCATCTCAATTAGTCAGCAACCATAGTCCCGCCCCTAACTCCGCCCATCCCGCCCCTAACTCCGCCCAGTTCCGCCCATTCTCCGCCCCATCGCTGACTAATTTTTTTTATTTATGCAGAGGCCGAGGCCGCCTCGGCCTCTGAGCTATTCCAGAAGTAGTGAGGAGGCTTTTTTGGAGGCCTAGGCTTTTGCAAAAAGCTTGGCATTCCGGTACTGTTGGTAAAGCCACCATGGAAGACGCCAAAAACATAAAGAAAGGCCCGGCGCCATTCTATCCGCTGGAAGATGGAACCGCTGGAGAGCAACTGCATAAGGCTATGAAGAGATACGCCCTGGTTCCTGGAACAATTGCTTTTACAGATGCACATATCGAGGTGGACATCACTTACGCTGAGTACTTCGAAATGTCCGTTCGGTTGGCAGAAGCTATGAAACGATATGGGCTGAATACAAATCACAGAATCGTCGTATGCAGTGAAAACTCTCTTCAATTCTTTATGCCGGTGTTGGGCGCGTTATTTATCGGAGTTGCAGTTGCGCCCGCGAACGACATTTATAATGAACGTGAATTGCTCAACAGTATGGGCATTTCGCAGCCTACCGTGGTGTTCGTTTCCAAAAAGGGGTTGCAAAAAATTTTGAACGTGCAAAAAAAGCTCCCAATCATCCAAAAAATTATTATCATGGATTCTAAAACGGATTACCAGGGATTTCAGTCGATGTACACGTTCGTCACATCTCATCTACCTCCCGGTTTTAATGAATACGATTTTGTGCCAGAGTCCTTCGATAGGGACAAGACAATTGCACTGATCATGAACTCCTCTGGATCTACTGGTCTGCCTAAAGGTGTCGCTCTGCCTCATAGAACTGCCTGCGTGAGATTCTCGCATGCCAGAGATCCTATTTTTGGCAATCAAATCATTCCGGATACTGCGATTTTAAGTGTTGTTCCATTCCATCACGGTTTTGGAATGTTTACTACACTCGGATATTTGATATGTGGATTTCGAGTCGTCTTAATGTATAGATTTGAAGAAGAGCTGTTTCTGAGGAGCCTTCAGGATTACAAGATTCAAAGTGCGCTGCTGGTGCCAACCCTATTCTCCTTCTTCGCCAAAAGCACTCTGATTGACAAATACGATTTATCTAATTTACACGAAATTGCTTCTGGTGGCGCTCCCCTCTCTAAGGAAGTCGGGGAAGCGGTTGCCAAGAGGTTCCATCTGCCAGGTATCAGGCAAGGATATGGGCTCACTGAGACTACATCAGCTATTCTGATTACACCCGAGGGGGATGATAAACCGGGCGCGGTCGGTAAAGTTGTTCCATTTTTTGAAGCGAAGGTTGTGGATCTGGATACCGGGAAAACGCTGGGCGTTAATCAAAGAGGCGAACTGTGTGTGAGAGGTCCTATGATTATGTCCGGTTATGTAAACAATCCGGAAGCGACCAACGCCTTGATTGACAAGGATGGATGGCTACATTCTGGAGACATAGCTTACTGGGACGAAGACGAACACTTCTTCATCGTTGACCGCCTGAAGTCTCTGATTAAGTACAAAGGCTATCAGGTGGCTCCCGCTGAATTGGAATCCATCTTGCTCCAACACCCCAACATCTTCGACGCAGGTGTCGCAGGTCTTCCCGACGATGACGCCGGTGAACTTCCCGCCGCCGTTGTTGTTTTGGAGCACGGAAAGACGATGACGGAAAAAGAGATCGTGGATTACGTCGCCAGTCAAGTAACAACCGCGAAAAAGTTGCGCGGAGGAGTTGTGTTTGTGGACGAAGTACCGAAAGGTCTTACCGGAAAACTCGACGCAAGAAAAATCAGAGAGATCCTCATAAAGGCCAAGAAGGGCGGAAAGATCGCCGTGTAATTCTAGAGTCGGGGCGGCCGGCAGCTTCGAGCAGACATGATAAGATACATTGATGAGTTTGGACAAACCACAACTAGAATGCAGTGAAAAAAATGCTTTATTTGTGAAATTTGTGATGCTATTGCTTTATTTGTAACCATTATAAGCTGCAATAAACAAGTTAACAACAACAATTGCATTCATTTTATGTTTCAGGTTCAGGGGGAGGTGTGGGAGGTTTTTTAAAGCAAGTAAAACCTCTACAAATGTGGTAAAATCGATAAGGATCTGAACGATGGAGCGGAGAATGGGCGGAACTGGGCGGAGTTAGGGGCGGGATGGGCGGAGTTAGGGGCGGGACTATGGTTGCTGACTAATTGAGATGCATGCTTTGCATACTTCTGACTGCTGGGGAGCCTGGGGACTTTCCACACCTGGTTGCTGACTAATTGAGATGCATGCTTTGCATACTTCTGCCTGCTGGGGAGCCTGGGGACTTTCCACACCCTAACTGACACACATTCCACAGCGGATCCGTCGACCGATGCCCTTGAGAGCCTTCAACCCAGTCAGCTCCTTCCGGTGGGCGCGGGGCATGACTATCGTCGCCGCACTTATGACTGTCTTCTTTATCATGCAACTCGTAGGAC